CACTATCTACTTCAACTGCTGTACCATCTGATAAGCTACTAGCAAATGTAACAACTTTATCATCTACTCTTATTTCTGTTATATCGTTAATTTCTCCCTCTGCCATAACGATTGCCATATAAAGATAGGTATTATCTGTTCCTGAAGTTTCCATGAACACTCTAGTTCCACCAGTAAGTCTTTCTCCATAGATTACAGGAATGTTTGCGTCATTAGATTGTTTATTAATTAATAATCCTCTTTCAAAATCATCAAATTCATTAGTTCCAAAATCAGGAATTTCTGGTGTTTTAGGTCTTAATACCCAAGCTAAAAATAATGATACACCTAAAGATACAATAGGATTTGCACCTGTAATTACACTAATTGCAGTTCCTACAAATTTCTTACCAGCATCTACAACTGAACTAACTACACCACCCATTATATATCCTTAATTATTATTCTTTTAATTTGATTATCTTCTACTCTTAACCAAGTAAAATAATCTTTAATTCCTTTAAATTTATTAGCCATATTAATACACCACTTAAAAATTCTTCTAACATTTTTAATAGCAATAAATTCTACAAATACTAAATTATTACCTGAGTTCCATTCAGTATATTTTATTTTAGCTGTTTGTTTAAAATTATTATAAGCATTATCAGATAAGTAAGCCCAATTAGTAAATCCAATTAATTTATCATTATCATAATGTTTTTTATATTGGTTTAAATATATGCTTGGTTTTAAATAATGTTGTAAATCAACATCATGTAAATTATTATATTTTGGATATTTTCTATATAATGAAATAATATCAAACATTATTCTCTACCCCATTTAATATCTTGTACTGTTTGAGATGCAAAATCCATACCAACATCTGTACTAAAGAATCTTTGTTGTGATGTATTGTTTGTTTTACGACCATTCTTTTTATTAAAGTCAGCCCAATGTGATACGATAGATAATGTTAATGAACTTGTTTTAGGTTGTTCATTTATTTCAAAGTTTTCAATGTTTCCTTTATAAAGTAAAAAAGGGTCAGAAACGATAGTATTATCATCATCTAATAATCCTCTATAAATAGTTACTTCACTATTGATAACATTTTCATTTAATACTAATGAAATATAAGTTTGTTCTGCACCAGATAAACTTAATTTGATACTAGATTTACTTACATCTATTTGTTCTGCAAAATCTGATATGCCTATTAAATGATCTGATGCGTTATAAGTAACAGATGAGCCTGAAACTGATGATGTTAGCGAAAAGGAACAATCAGTAATATTAACAGGAGTACTGAACCCAATAGTGATAAGATGTATTGGTCTAATATCATTTGTTGCTAATTTGTTCTTTATCGCTGTTGTTAGGCTTCTCGTCATATAATTCGTAGTTAGTTTGAGTTACACTTTCTGTACCTTTTAACATAGTATATTCAAATTTGCTATTAGGTTTCTTGTATTCTTTAAGATCATTTATTGAAATATCTATTTCATCTTCATTTACAATAGCTTCTGCAATAAAGTCGGCACTTATTCTGTGTACTATCTTATATTTTTTCATTAAAGAGATTCTTCTACATCAAATTCAAATTGATATAAAGCATTACCATCTTTATCTGCACCAACAACTCCAAATTCTTGAATATCGTTAGTAAAATGTACAGTAAATGCAACATTGTCAAAAGTTATATTTGATGAAGAAACTGCTGTAGTTAAAGGTGGCTCAATAGTAAGTGAGCCTGTTGAAATATCTGATTGATCTGCAACGACCATATAAACTTTATCGTGATTAGCAAATTTAATAAAATCTCCAGCTTTTAATGTGCCTGTTCCTGTACCACCTAATGTAATTGATGTATCTCCAGCACTTGCTGTACCAGTTGGAATACCACTAGCTGTACCTCTAGCATCTTCGACTTCTGGTGGCACTATTGTAAAGTTTTCTTTGCCTGATCTTTGTTTAATAATAAATGCCATAAGTTCGCCATAAACATCACTTCTTTTTGCTGTGATTATTCTAGCAGTAAAACCCCATCTTTGGCCATCTATTTGTCTAGCAAGTTTTTTACCAGAAATAGTTTTAGAAATAATTGTATTTTGAATTGATCTAATTCCTAAAGATTCAAACTTAGCAGTAGATATTGGAAATGAACCAGCCATTAGATTAGACTCTCCTTACCTCTTTCATTTACAGCATTGTTAATTAATTGAGTGATAGTTCCTCTTGATCTAATTAATAATTCTTCAAATCCTGAAGCATCAACTGTATTAATATTAAAATTAACTGTAGTTGAACCACCACCTGTTCCTCTAGCTGATTGAGTTATTTGACCTGTTTGGTTTGGAATAAATAATTCTGCACCCTGTTCTCCAACTATAGTTGGCTGTCCTTTTCTTATTGCACCACCTTTAGCAGATGTTTTCATTGAACCACCACTTGTGCTAAAAATACTACCAAAAGGATTGCCACCACCCATAGCCATAAGAATAGCTTGAAGTGCGATTTGTCTTTTTAAGTTAGTGTTTTGTTTTCTAATTAAATTATCTTTTTCAGCTTCTTTGTTTATTTCTTCTTTTTTTAATAATTTTTGAATACCCATAATAGCAACTTGTTCTATAAGGTGTGCAAGAACATTTACTAATATTTGTTGTGCTAATGCTCTAAATGATTCAAATAAATTTTTACCAAGAACTACAGCTTCAGCAAGACTTTGAGATATTTTTTTTACACCAACTAAAATACCCTCTGCTACTATTTGATTTATATTTGCAAATTTACTTTCAAATTCTCTTAATGATTTACCAACCATTCTTCTAAGTATATCTTCAAAACCTGTTAATTCTTGTTTTGAATTTGCAATAAGTCCTCTTTCTCTATTTGTTAATTGAACAACTTTTTCTACTTCTTCAACAACACCTTTATAAACTTTATGTAAATCTCTAGCATCAGGTAAACTATTTTTAACTCCATCAGAAAATTCTTCAAAACTATCTTTCATATCTTCAAATAATTTTTCTATACCTTTAAATGCTACAAATAATGCACCACCTTTTATTGCAAGTTTTCCAATAGCAAGTAATCCACCTTTAGTGAACATGGTAGCAACACCAAAAGCCGCCATAGCCCTTGCCGCATTAGTTATAACGATTGCTAATTGTGAAAATATTGAAACTACTTTAACAGCTACTAAAAATTTAACTAATGTTGCAAATTTATCCATATTATCTTTTAATACTTTTATTCCATCAGCAACTTTCTTAACTGCAAAACCTAATGCTATACCTATGTCTTTGGCTATATTATCTATTTGTTTAGAATTTTCTTCTAAGAATTTATCTAATGCACCAAATTCTTTTTTAAGACTTTCAAATAAACCAGCTTCTAATAAAACTTTTTTAAAGTTAAAAACTTTATCTCCAATCATTGATAAAGTTCCTGTAAATGTTTGTGCTAATTCATCTGTAGCTTTTCCAAATCTACCACCTCTACCAAATACTCTTTCAAATGCTTGTACTGTTTGTTCAATAGATACTGTTGCACCAGCTTGGAATCCAAGCATATTTCTAACACCTTTTTCTCTAAATAAATCAGCCGCACCAATACCAGCACTAAATGATCTTTGTATTTGTTCTGCTGTAGTTCTAAAATCCAATCCAGTAACTGCCGCAACATTACCAGTTATCTCTAACATTTGTTGTAAGTCTTTAGCATTATCAGTTACAGTTGCTAAGATACCAGAACCTGATTGTATTTCTTCCAATGAGAATGGAACTTGTGATGCAAATTTAACCATATTATCAAATGCCTTTGCACCCTCGTTAGTATCTTTAAGTAAGAACTTTAATCTTACTCTTAAATTTTCTAATTCTTTTCCTGTATTAACTAAATTTCTAGCAACAAGACCAGCACCTAAACCAATAAAAGCATTTTGCAAATTAAATACAGCACCTCTTAATTTAGCCAAAGCACCTTGAACACTATTTAAAGCCTGTTTGGATTTATCTCGTGCTACTATGTCTATGTTTAATCTTTGTGCCATTATTTAAACTTTCTTGCTTCTGCTAATGATTGTTTTGTTTTATATTGTTCTTGTTCTTTTTTCAAGTAGGCTAACCATAAATTATAATGGCTAACAGGCATATCAAGAACTTGTTGTATTGTTAGATGTAATCGTTCTGCTATAACTAACAGCGACCTAACATCAGGGTCGCTATCTACTT